TCTTGTCCGACAGGTTAAAAATGGGGAGGGCATATTTTTCTCTGCAGAGCCCATAATAAAGGCGTTTCCAGCGAGTGGAGGTCGAACACCACAAGAGGAGAAAGTCCTTTGGTACCAGGCGATCTTTAGTACAGCCTCTGACCCTGATGACCCAGACCTGAATGACATACTCCAGAGCCCGTCTGGTCAACGGTGGAAGAACCATATGGAAGGACAGGGGGCTGATGCTGTGGATTATGCGCTGGGTGAGCTTATCCTAGATGTTCGTGCTATGCCTACGTTGCAACAGACTGAGGATAGGATAACGCAGGTGCTTCAGAAGGTTCATAACCTATCAGCAGACGAACTGGAGACGGAGGGTGTACAAAGGTGGAGGGCAGAACAAGCCACACGCCTTCATCGAAGAGCCCGTGATGAAGCCCTCCGTGAGACTGAGATGGGGGATGAGGTTGATTCAGAGGTGGTATGGAGCGTACTTGATACCTCCATAGACGCTCTACGGTTCCCTGGGGTGGAGAAAGTTACGGCTGTTGCTGATGAGTATGGTGCGTTGGTAGCTAGTCTTCATTGGGTTCCCGAGAGCAAGAAGGCGTTCCTCTTAGCGAATGAGAATGAGGTTAGAAAGCAACATTTCCTTGCTATGAATGAAGATGCTCGTACCCCTACCGACCTTATTGACTGGCTACGCACTGACCCAGACACGGGAGAAACTGACCTTGCTGTAAAGGATGTCCCAGAGGCCCATAGAGCGACATTCGTACCGTCTGCCACTGCTGCAAACGTTACCCGTATTCTTGGAGAGATTGCAACTACACTCAAAGACCGTCCAGAGGCAGAGCTTACCGCCGACGAGAGGCTGAAAGAACTCTTTCTCGGAATAAGGGAGAAGCATAAACTAGGCCAGACAGTTCTTACGGAGGATACGAAAGCCTTGGCCCTCGAAGCCTTAGATGAAATAGAGACAGAACTTGCTACGGGTACAGCAAAGACCTTTGAGCAACTTAAAGAGGAGGCCCTAGCTACCTTCCCCTCTGACGAGCAGATCGAGGCCCAAGCAGGAGCCCTCTTTGCTCCAACCCCTCCTGGGATGGCTGATATGGAAGGTACCTTTGAGGAGGTTCTCTCAGGCCTAGAGGAGCGAGAGCGGGTAGGGGCTAGGAAGTACCTTCAGGAAACTACATCAGGGTTTGATCTTGGTGACTACGGGGAAGCTGATATTGAACAGGCCATCACAGAAATGAAGGCGACATTTATGGGGGAGACTTTTGTCGATGATGAAGGTAAGCCTGCTCCTGTAACAGACCTCTATCGTCAGTATGTCCCAGCCCCAACAAGTAGGGCCATCCGAGGGTTAGCCAAGACTCCCTCTGCTCAACGTCGTATAGGAGCCACCTCCTACGGGATGGGGGCTAGGCTAGAACAGACATCCAAAGGGATAGAAGCGGCGTCTAGAGAGAGGCTCCTCCAACAGCAGCAACAACAGCAGGCTGAGGCAGAGCGTCAGAGGGCAGCCGATTTAGCCGAGCAAGAGGCTGCTAGGAAAGCTGCTGAAGAGGCTGCTCGTAAGGCAGAGCAGGAAAGAGCGAGTGCAGTAAGGCGTAGGAGGCTAATTACCTAATGGTTACAGAACAGGAGAGCAGCCTCGAAAGACTTCGGAGAATCACTGCCTCCGCTAACAGACTCCAGCAACCCGAACTTGTACAGCAGGAGACTCCTGGGCTCTTAGGCCGCTTTTGGAACCTGTTAAGTAAAACAGTAGACGTCTCTCAGACTACTGCCAGGGGGCTAATGGAATCCCGTCTTGGGGCTGCGGCAAGTGTCTTTGAAGAGAGGGGACAAACTCCAAGGTCGGCAAAGATTCTTGCTTTAACCTCTATCCTCCCTCCTGGCGTTGGTATTCCTTCTCCGCTCTCTCTCGATATCACAAAGAAGCAGGAGGAACTCCTTGGGGTAGAGGTCGAGGCTGGTCATACCATATCCCTCGGCCCTCTAGGGATCAGGACTCCCTCAGGATTCAAAAACTTCCTAGAGGCTGCCTATCGCAATGCCGATATGGTGCCTGAGTTCTTGCCCCACTCCCGTCATGCCGCCTGGTTGTATGACCCTCTAAACATTGTGCCTGTAACTGCGCTCCCTAAGATTGCTATCAAGGCTGCTGTAGGTGTGACAAAGGGGTTTGGACGGGTTGGTACTCTTGCTCAAAGGCTGGAGAGGGCTAGAGAAGCTATTCCAGAGGCCCTTCGTCCCCAAGTAGACAGGAAGAAATATGCCCAACTCCTTACAGATGAGGTTCTTCAAGCAGAAGGCTACGAACTGAATACGCTACGGAAGATAGCTATTGGTATCCACCGTAGTCCTTTTGGGAAAATCCCTCCTATTAAACAAGTCCTTTACCATACAAACCCCTCAGGACTTATCAATAAAGTTGATGAACGGGATAAGTTAGCTATGACTCTTATAGATTGGAGGAGGCTTCAAGATAACGCTGATACCGTTGTGACTACGGAGATATCTCTTCTTCGGCGTTTAACACAAGACCCGAAGCTCTTCCGCACCTTTGAGGAAGGTGGCAACCTCTTTATGAATGTGAAGAGGATGCCTGGTCGTCCCCTCCTTCCAACGCCTGCGGATATTCTTAAACGAGGTTCTCCTCTCTGGAAGGAGGGAGTAAACGTTGGAGTACAAAAGGTCTCACGGGGGAGTATAGCAGTCGAGACGTATGACAAGGTGATACAGAAAGTCCTTCAGTTAACAGATGAGGGACTGGACAAACTCATTCAGCAGGCGTCCAAGTATGCTAAAGACTATCCAGGGCTGGAGTACCCAGGGAAGAAGTTTACAGCTAGTAGGAAGCTCTGGAAACTGAACAAACAAGCCGCCCTTAGTGAGAAGCGTCGAAGAGCAATAACTCCTCCTTCCCCTGTTACACCCAAAGTGACAGGCCCCTGGATTTATCATAGGACAAACATGGCGCAGCTACCAGGAATACGGGAAGGGGGCTTTAAGCGAGGAGAATTTCTAGGGTTGCGAGCTTTCAAGAAGTCAGATTTTCCAGGGGATGTGAATCTGCGGATACAACAGGGGCATCTTCCAGCGTTTAGAGAGACAGGACTCCCTATAGCCCCAGAACACCTGGAAATATTTGTTGATGCAGCAGGAAAACCTCTGCCCTTAATGAGGCCAGGAGGTACATGGAAGCCGTTAGTTGACCCTCTGGGTGGGTACAGGGCTAAGGTTAGGGGCATGGAGGCAGAGAAGGTGCCTTTCCAAGATGTTATAGAGCGGTATGGGGACTTCCAGCTTAGTACCGAGCAGCGAGCAGCTATTAAGATAGCTGATGATCTTATAGACGGCTACTTTACCGAGGTACAGAAGAGTCTTGTTGAGGGAGCCGTAGCCAAAGCTGTTGGGGTACGAGCCAAGGAACTAGCCCGTCGTGCAGCAGAAAAGAAATGGGCTCGTGAACTGACACAGTTTGGAAAGCACGAACATTATTTCCCTCGTTTTGTGAAGATGATAGGAGAGATAGCAAATAGGAAGTCCGCTACTGGAGGAAGGGCTATAGGAGCTAAGCCTGGAGTTTTGGCTAGCTCTCGTCTGCACGATATGGCGGAGGAGGCTATTAACAACGGCACGGTCTATATGGGGGCAGGGTCTAGAGACCCTCTAGGAGACATCGTAGAAACCTACATGAAGGGAGCTATGAAGGTTATCACGGATGCAAGGCTTGCTGACAACATAAGGGCTATGGGAAGCACCCTTAACCAACGGGTAGGGGCGGAACTCCTAGAGAGGGTAACGACTACCCGAGCCGCTAGCCAAGTCTTAGCAGGTAAAAGGGGTCAGGGAGGCCTTATCCGTGCTCTGGTAAAGGTAGCTCGGAACCCTAAGCACATAAAGCTAACTGCTTCAGAGACGGCTCAGCTAAAGCGTATCCATCCTCAGTGGGGGACAGACTATATCACATTTAGACGGCTTCAAAATGTCGAGAGGAAGAAGGCTGCGATAGATGCCCTTGTACTGGGGGTAAAAGAAGAAGGGAGGCGGCGTAGAGCAGAAGCTGCTCTTGCAAGGTTTGCTGCAAAGACAGCGAGGCAAGAAGAGAAGGTTCGTTTAGATTTGGGGAAGGTATGGGAACCCGCTTTTTCTGGGTACCTCTTCCCTAGAGAAGTTGCTGACTACCTTGGGAAGGCACTCCGAGAGGATACAGGTGTCTTTGAGTCTGCCCTGCGGGGTGGTGGGGCTCTGCCTGGGATATCTGATATTTCGTCTATGTCTCGTTTAGGGACGTTGACCTTAGACCAGGGAGCAAGCCTCCTCCAAGGGGCTCTGCTGCTAGCAAATGCTCCTGTGGCTTGGGTTAAGGCAGCTAGCAAGTCCTTCTTATCCCTCATTGATCCTGCTCAGAGACAGGCATACCTAGGCAGTGATGATGTCCAACGTCTTTTCCATTTCTATGGTAGGCGTCTCCACATGGGCTCCCCTGAGTTTATGGAGGCTGTTCAACCTGGGGGGTATGTAGCCCGTACACTTCCCAAGGTTCCAGGTGGAACGACCCTCTTCCGTCAGGTTTTTGGACGCTTCTCAGCCTCTTACGAGATGTTCTTTGATGTAGCCCGTATGGAGATGGGGCAGGCCTATCTCCCAGCCATACAGAAGGGAGCAGCTTCCGTAGATGATGTAGCCCAGCACATTAACAAGATGACAGGGGTTATCTCTACTAAGAGGCTAGGAGTCTCGGCAACCCAACGTGAGGTAGAGTCCGTAGCCTTCTTCCTAGCTCCTCGTTGGACAAGGGCTATGACAGGGCTAATGGCCCAGTCAGTCCAAGGGGGCTGGCAAGGAGCAGAATCCCGTCGGGCCTTTGGTAAGTTCTTTGTGGGGACGGTAGCTGCCTATATAGCGGTATGCACAGCCCTCAACAAGCCTATCCACCTCGACCCCCGTAGTAGAGATCAAGGAGGGGATGGGGCTGACTTTATGATGCTTGAGGTAGACGGGCATCATCTTGGTCTTGGGGGTAAGGCCTACTCTATTGTAAGGACTGTGGTACGAGCAGGAGCCTCCGACGACCCAGAGGAAGCGGCAGGTCATATAAGTCGATGGTTCAGGGGTAGTGCAGCCCCTCTTACCTCTGCTGTTCTGGATGTAGTCCCTATCCCAGGAATAGCTCCTGGTAGAGAGACTTTTATCGGGGAACCTGTAAAGACCCCACTCCAGTTCTTTCGGCATGAAATAGAGGGTCGTCTTCTCCCCTTCTGGTTGGAGGCCCGTATCGCTGATGACCCCCCAGCAGGCTGGATAGGGATGGCAGGTGACTTTTTTGGCCTCCGTAGCTGGCCCAAACAGCGTCGAGAGTATAGGGACGAGCTTCGAGATGAGTTGGCTGCTCTTATACCCTTGTCCCAGCTAGCCCCAGACCAGCGTAAGGAGGCTGAGGAGACGGGCCTTACCTGGGATGTACTCTCCTACCGCCAGAAACAACGGATTACCCAGGGGGAAACAGGTATCCAAGCTATTGATACCAGGCAGGCTGAGCTTGAGAAATGGCAGAAGCTCACGACGGCCCAGCAGCAAGAGCGAGGAGACATTGACCTCAATACCTTCTTCCGTGAAGGGGACACGGCCCGTGCCTTCTGGGAAACACACGCAGGACACGCTGCTTTTGGGTCGGTAATAGGCAGGCGTTCCCCTGCTAAGTTCTTAAAGACAATGCAAGATATTAACACCATATACGGTACGATGATCTCTGATCTCTACCAAGTAGATGGGGATCATGCGGAAGCCCTTACTAAGCTACAGGAGATGACCGAGGGAAAGGAGTTCGTACCTCTAGAAGATGTTGCTAGGGCAGAATACATTGCTACGGTTATCGCTAACCCTGATTTGGAAGACGCCTTTGGGGACTTCCTGCCAGAGCGAGCTAAGGAACACCTCGCAGCAATGGTAAGCAAGTACGGCCAGGACACAGTGAACAACATTGAGGCATCCTTCCGTGCCAACAAGGAGGTTCCCCCACTTTGGCACCAGTGGCACGATGACAAAAGCCTTTTGGAACGCTATTGGAACGCTCAGGAGAGGTACCTTCTACAGAACCCTGAGACCAATACAATATGGAGGGCTCTCCAGGCGGCTACCCGTAGAGGGAAGGTTGATACTATAGAGAGGCTAAAGAAGCATCCTCGTATAATAAAAATGAGGCGTACCCTAACTAGGGTTAGGCAGCAGCTTCGAGACACAGACCCTGAGGTAGATGCAGCCCTCTACTTTTGGGGTAAGGCGACAAGACTCCGTACCCTAGAGGCCCGTATCCTCCTTGAAGAGAGGCGGAGACGTTTGTTATAATAGAGTTAAAGCTTAGAGGTTGTTTGTCTTCCTCACCCATATCTCTCCCTTCCCCCAAGGCCCCCTGAACTAGCCCCTCAGGGGGTCTTTGTTTGTCCCTACCAGTGTGCTAGGCTACTAGCGTCCCTATTGACAACCCTACTAGCTATTCTCTACTCTCCTACTAGAGTTCTTCAGGGAGGTAAGATGGCAGAAGACACTAAGGCAGGCCCAGCAACCGAGCAGACAGGCTCCAGCAGCGACTCTAAGTCTAGGCGTAGTAGGCCTACTAACCAGGAAGCCCTGCTAGAGACTACTAGGAAGACCGAAGCCTTAGAGACAGAGCTAAAGGTAACCCGAAAGCTTTTAGGTCAAAGGGATGCTACCATAGGAGACCTTCGTAGCCAGATAGGAAACGTTAAGAGGGACATAGAGGAGCTAAGAAATACCTCTAAAGATGCTGATCTCTACGGAGACGATGAGGAGGCTAAAGCTAATGCCAGAAAGGTCAGAGAGGCCCTACGGCAGGCAGAGGAAACCTCCGACAAACTTCTCTCTCGTGAGTTAGCGGTGACAGCCAAGGAGTTAGCCCAGTCAATGGGAGTGCCAGAAGCAGAGTTTGTAGGCCTAGACGACCCTAAGGATATGCGCCTGAAGGCCTATGAGTGGAAGATGGAGCAGGGACGTACAAACGATGACCTTCCAACAGCCCCCCAAGATTCCATTAACCCCCCGACAACTGTTGGCCCTCCTCCTACTAAGACGGCTAACCCAGGTTCCACCTCAGGTGTCCCTAACGAGTCCTGGCGAGACCTCTCAGCCACAGATAAGATTGCGGCAGGACTTAGAGACCAAGAAGGAACCTAATATTCCTTAGGAGGAAACAGATAAGATTCCCACACTTAGTGAATATGCTAAATTAGCTAATGATAAGGTAATCGCTGGTGTCTTCGAGAACGTTATCACCCATGACGAGTTGATGCCCTGGCTCCAGTTTGAGAGCCACAACGGGAACTCTCTCGTCTACAACAGAGAGAACGCTCTTCCAACTGCTGCCACCCACGCAGTAGGTGACACTTGGAATGACACCGAGCCTACCTTCACCAAGAAAACCACAACCCTGACCATTGTTGGGGTACAGTCCCCCCTTGACCGTTATGCCATGCAGACTCGGAGCAACGTCCAAGACCAAAAGGCCGTGCTCTTTAGCCTGATGTCCAAAGGCCTGTCTCGTAAGCTCTCCCAGCTTTTCATTGTTGGGGAGCCTGAAGCTACCTCTACAGAGTATGAGGGGCTTGATTCCCTAGCCCGTTCAGAGACCCGTATGATGGCTATGGATGATGGTAATGTAGATGGCCCTGGGGCTGCTGAGACAGAGCTTACCGTTGACCGACTAGACGCTATGATAGACCAGGTAGAGAGTGGTCTTCCTGATGCCCTCATCATGAACAAGACGATGAGACGGAAGGTGACCTCCCTCTCCCGTGCTTCTGGCTCTGGTGTTGTCATGGATAACATTGAGTTATTCGGTCACCAGGTACGTCGGTACAATGGCATCCCGATTGTTATCACAGACTGGATCAGTAACTCCGAGCAGTACAACGATACAAGCACCTGGCCTTCCAGCACGGCAACCTCTATCTTTGCTGTGAAATTCGGGAGGGAGAAGCAGGGACTTACTGTCATCCACAACGGTGATATGTTAGGCCCTGACATTCAGGACATTGGTATCAAAGAGAACAAGAACGAGAACCTCTATCGGATGGTAGTGTATCTCCAAGTAGTCGCCTACTCCGCTAAGATGTTTGCGGCTCTAGGTGGCATAGATTCAGCAGCCTAAAACTCTAGGGAAAACTTACCTTAGAAGTTCACTAAGGAGAAAATAACATGGCTGATCCTTACGTCAGGCAGGCTAGGAACGTCTTTACCGCTACGATAGGCTCCACTGATGTAGTAGCAGGGGATATGCTCTACTTCGATGGTACGGACTGGGAGCTTGCCGATGCTGACGACAACACCAAGTTTGCAGAGGCTATTGCTACCAACACCTTTAAGACCACGGAGACTGGTACCCTCTGCACCTCCTGTGTCATTGTGGACATTGATGCCCCCTATACCCAGGGGACTAGTTTCTACCTCTCCACTACCGCAGGAGAGATCACAACAACTCGCCCTACTGGGGCAGAGAACCTTATGCAGGTGGTAGGGTTTGCCATCTCCACGTCTGAGGTTCGTGCTACGATACAGATACCTCGTGAAGTCACCATCTCCATGCAGTTCCCATATACGACCCACGTCGCTCCCCAGGACAGGGACAATGACTTTATGGGCCTGGGACTGGACGATGATAATGCTGAGGTCGGGTGTGGCTTCATGGTACCCCAGAACTGTGTGAGCACATCCGCTACGATTGCCTACCTCTGGTGGTGTGGGACAGGGACGCTCCTTGATACCTCTGACACCTACACCATAGACGCTTCGGGCGGGGTGGATGATGAGACTACCTCTGCAACCACTGATGGTATCTCTGCTGCGTCCCTAGCGGTAGCAGCAAACGACCTGGCTGTGGCTGATGTGTCTGCTGGCTTCAATGCTACTGGCCTCATCGCTCCAGGTAACTATATTGGGGTAGCCGTCAAGAAGGCTGCGGAAGGCACTGGCGGGGACGACCCCATCATGCTAGGACTAGAGGTTGTCCTGTTAGTAGTGTAGGTAAGGCAAGGAGCTTCGGCCCTTGATACCTTGCATAAGGGGAGTGTAGACCCTCCCAAAAGAGAGCCTCTGGGGGTACTGGAAACGTTGAAAGACGCTAAAGCCCTCAGGGGCCACTCCCTGATACAGGTAGAGGAGATGCTTAATGCCTGCTTTCGATGTCTACTCCCTCCGCAGCTTTAAGATAGGGGGGCAAGAGATAGGCTTTACCCGTTCTAAGAAACTCCTTCATATAGCAGGAGAAGACTGGACGGTTAAGAAGTGGTTGGGTACCGTAGACCGAGTGTGGAGACTCCTAAAGGCAGAGAAGCTAGTTAAGGAACCTGTAAAAGAGGTAGCCCCTTGGGAGGGTAAGTCCTCTACCTTCTTAGGATATAACGTTATGGAGATCAATAGCCTAAGCAGGGGAGTCCTAAAGAAGCCCCCTTTCTGGCTAAGGCCCTTTTATGATAGGGTGGTGACGAAAGACATCCTAAGCGGTGAGTAATAGGAGAGTCCATGCTATGCGAGTGTGGAGCTGTCATTAAAGCCTCAGGGAAGAGGTTGCACTATGAGACTGCTAAGCATAGGGAGGGAGTAGTGTTACAGGAAATGCCACAAGAAGTCCCTAGCAGCCCCGTAGAGGCCACTAAAGCCTTACACCCTGACCTAGAGGCTGCCCTTAGGGAGAAGAACCCTCAGTTAATGGCTAAGATGGTACGTCATTTCTGGGGAGCAATGGAGTGGCCTAACGAGGAACACCCTGAAACAGTAAGGGAGTTTCTCCTTAAACATGATAAACAGGTCGTAGACACTGTTCTACGTCTTCCTCCTCTAGACCCAGGTAGAGCAGCCCAAGGCCCAGGGCCTGGGAGGAGTGAGGTAGTCAATATGGCAGGTCAGGCACTAAAGGAGTAAGAGATGGCAAATAGCAAGCTCAAGTTCCGAGCCCCTTTTGTCTCTGCCGAGGCCCTAGCTATGGGCTCTTCTGCCGAGTCGATAGCGAGTGCTGGGGGTACGGTTCCAGCCAATGCAGGGAACATCTGGTTCTTTGTCCCAGCAGGGGATAGTGTCCATTGGCACCCCACAGGAACCCCTACCAGCAGCTTCGGCCATGCAGTGGGGGCCTCCAACTGGGGATACCTTAAGCACTCTGAGCAGGGAGCTAAGATTATCTCTGATGATGGGTCAGACGTAACCCTCATCATTGTCTATGAGCGGGGTAGTGGTAGGCAGGATGCTGCCTATGCGATCTCTGAGCCAATCTAGGTAAATATATCCTAGGGGGTAACTGATGCCCCTTAGAAGGAGGAGAACTGAAACCTCATGGCTATAGGTGAACGGCGTGATACCGTAGCTGTAACCACCACAGCTACTAACATAGATTTCCAAGCAGATGGTGGTAGCGTCCTCGTCAACCTAGCTATAGCTTCCTCTTGGGATGGGACAGTAGACTTCCAGGGTACTATAGATGGGGCCAACTACTTCAATATCCTCTACTACACCCTCTCAGCTATCAACTCTGCCCCCTCAGTAGCACAGCTTACCTCTCTTGCTACAGCCCGTTACCTCCTTCCAGGCCCACTCTCTCAGGTACGGATTAGCTGTGCGGCTGGGACAACAGGAACCCTTACTGCTACCTACCGTACAATCCATAACGCCTCGTACCCCAACACGGTGCAGGGGATGGCAGCGAGTGATGCTGCTGAGGTAGGGAACCCAGTCCAAATGGGGCTGAGTGTCGATGAGGTCTCCCCCACAGCCGCAGGTGAAGGGGATGTACGGCGGTGGCGTGGCTCTGCTGAAGGGGATGCAATGGTGCAGCCTACCTTTGAGGGGGTCAACATTGCCTCAGCCTCTGGCATCTATGCCCAAGGCCCTGCGGCCCATGACGCTGCCATTGCAGGCAACCCCGTCATAGAGGGTGGAGAGGCCTATGCTTCCTTAGCAGGGGTCACCGATGTAGCAGCTAATGATGTGGTGAAGGCCACTAATAGCCAGAAGGGTGTCAGGTATGTAACCTGGCTTCAGGGGGTCACAGCCTCAGCAGATGGGGAGTCCAACTCTGCTGTTGCCAACGTCTTCAACGAGGGTGATACCAACACGAAGTTTATTGTTGGTGCCTACTCCCAGGGATTTAACGAGTCAACCTGGGATAGGACACGACAGAATACTGGAGTAACTGGCCTTGCCTCAGGAGCACGGACAACGGGTACCCAAAGCTCAGACATCACCACCTATAATGCTAGGGGGATAGTAATCCTCTTTGACATTACGGCTGTGCCTGGGTCGGATACCGTAACGCTTTCTATCCAAGGGAAAGACCCTGTATCCAATAAATACTTTACTATAGTAAATGCAAATGCTAAGTCTTCTACAGGTCAGCAGTACCTAGCTCTAGGGCTTGGTGCTAGCGATATTGAAGATAACTGGGATGGGATGCAGGGGGTCGCAATACCCAGAACCATCAGAGTTAGCGTAGCTCATAGTGGTAGCGGTAGCTTTACCTACTCTGTAGGGCTTATGTTGCAGGCTTAGGAAAGGAGTTAGCAATGTCACACTACTATAAGGCGGAAGAGCGGAGTACGGAGTTCTACTTTGAAATCTGTGACTCTGCATCCTGTACCTGTACAGGGGATGGATTGGCGCATCATCGGGCATACCGCTGGGGGAAAGACGGTAGCACAATGACCTCAGCAAATATGGTACAAGAGGTACACCTCCTTGAGGAGCTTCGTCAGAGCCAGATAACACCAGTAGTTGTTAGCCAGCTTGCACAACGAGGAAGGGAGGTTTAATGTCCCCCCATAAGAGTGGCTACCCACTTCGACCGAAGCCAACAAAGAAGAAGCCTAAGGGAAAGTAGATGCCTATAAGAGACTTTACTAGGAAAGGTTAGAGGGAAGTGTAGTGAGCCCTATAGAGACTATAGATAGGTCAGCCCTCGTCATAGAGGTAGCTAGGATGCTTCCCCTCTGTTTGGCTGCTACAGGGACAGCCTCAGCAGGAGGGTCTGCTACCCTTGATGACTCTACTAGGCTTATCCATGCTGCTAATGACGACCTGAAGGGCTTCAATATCTATACCTATGCTGGTACGTCCTCTGGGGATGACCGCATTACCTCAGGCTCTACCGCTGCCAACGATAGGGTAACGGTAGACCCAGCCTGGTCTTCAACTCCAAACACGACAACCAAGTACATCCTCCTAAGCCCCCCTTACCGTATCCAGTCCTTCTTCGATGGGCTGAACAATGCGGCTAGGTATGCCTTTGGAGCCAAACGCCTCCTTGTCCCGAAGACCAACCGAGAACTTATCACAGGGGATGTCCTCTTTGGGAAGGGGCAGATGGAGAGGTGGACTGCTTCCACGGTTCCCGACGACTGGGATAGAGACAGTAATACTACGGCTGTAAGGGAAGCGACTGAGGTAGGGGATGACCTCCGCTATGCTGCGAAACTAACCTCGAATGGTTCTGCTAAAGCTGAGATCACCTTCTCAATTAGGAACTTCTTTAAGTTTGCAGGTGAGACCCTAAGCCTTAGAGGGACTATCCAGCAAGATACAGCCAGCCGAGTCAGCCTGGAAATTACCGACGACATCACAACGAACAGTCTTCCCACCTTTACCGACACAGATGTGTTCGTGGAGAAGACCGTAGACGACTTCGTGGTAAGTGATAACCCGAAAAGGCTAACCATTACCCTGTCTATCACAGCAGGGGGTGCCGTAAACGCTATCTTTGATAATGTACGGCTGATCCTAACCTCTAAGGCCCTAGAAGAGTATGAGATGCCCTTAGGGGATGAGCTAAGTAAGTTTGTGTACTTGTCAGGGGTGTGGTTGGAGGATGCTGTTGGGGGAGGCCTCTATAACACGAGGTTTATGAACAGGCCTGGACGACGTATCCCAGACTACTGGATAGATGAACGGGAAGGTACCAAGTATCTCGTCCTCAAACCTACGGGGGTAAGGGTAGGAGGGGATGAGACCCATGTTGCTACCCCTGACATGGTAACCGTAGCCAGTCCTCCTTTGGATAGGAGACTGAAGTTGGTTGGTCAAGGAGCCCCGAAGATAATCACAGCCGATGATACCAACGTAGAGCTTAACGCAGCTTACCTAAAGGCCTACACTGCCTGGTATGTGCTGAGAGCTACCCCTTACGCTGCTGCTGAGGAGGGGAGAGAGCTTCTTAGAGACCTCAGGGGGGAGTGGGAACTCCTCTTATCGAGAACGAGGACTCGACCCCTAGCTGGTAGCATCGTTGTAGAGGTGACCTAGTGCCTCAGTCAGCCCTTGTTACCTTAAACAGCGTAAAGTACCGTCTCAAAGGGCCAGTACAACGTTTCAAAGTCCCTTCCGAGGCCCCCGTAGTACGACAAGAAGGGCTCCAACGGCTAGAGAGTCTTACTGCCCGTAGCTCCTTTGTCTTTCCCTCTCCTATCTATGGGCTAGGCTTAGACCGTATCCCCTCTAGAGAGATCAATAGCCTATCAAGGATAGGCCGAATAGCCGACTCCGAAGATATAGACACCCGCTTTAAGGACACGGTACTAGGCATCCTAAAAGAAGACTCTACCGAGCCTACGGGTTTTGGGGGTGGTGCTAGCAGTATCCTTCGAGCTACGGCCATCTTCAGGGGAGACCTCTGGGGCCTCTTTGATACGAATGGGGATAACTCCTCCAACAATGACGGGCTTGTTGTGCGAAAGTACACAGGCTCCTCTACTAGCTGGACTGGTGGGGGGACTGTCATTGCAAACCAGTCTGCTCCCCTTGTTGGTTTTGACTTGATAGCTACCCCTTCTCGACTGGTTGCAATCTTTGCCGATGAGGATGTGTTTAGGTCACGGAACTCTACCGACGGCGCAACCTGGAACGCCCCTAGCACAGAGCTTCCATCTGGGATTTCCCTTACCAATGCCGTAACTGCTGGGGAGGATATGGATGGAGGAAAGCTGGTCATGGTAGGCACTACCCTCTATGCCATGCTCTGGGATGAGGATGGAGGCACCATGAGGATAGCTAGCTCTACCGACGATGGTAATGTCTGGGGTGAGGTATCAGGTTCTCCAAAGGTAATCTCCGATAGCGGCATTAAGGGAGCAGCAGCTTACTTCGACCTTAACGGAGACCCTGCTCCTGTTGCAACGCTTGGGGAAGGCCTCTACGCCCTAGATATAAGTGCTAATACGATCCAACTACTTATGGACTTCCCCTTCTATAGCGCAAATAACGGGAGGGGCCTTAGGAAATGGAGCAACCCCTACAACCCACATGGAGATAGCCTCTACTTTGGGACTGGGGATGGAGGGATACTAGAGTATACTTTTGTCTCCTCCTCTTCAGGAGTCCTGATCCGTAACATAGGCCCAGACAAGGATGATGGGCTCCCTACTGCCAAGCAAGGCCACATGGTGGCTTCCGTAGGCTCTAGTCAGTGGCTCTTCTACACCTATGGGGGCAATGCAGCCTCCAAGAAGGCCTCTGTAATGGCTTGGAATGGGATGGGACACCTCATAGAGCTTGATGGTTGTGGACACCATCGGATGTACTTTCACGGCACTGCTAACCAAGAGCTAGAAGTCCTTGCCCTCTCCGCTAGAGATGATGGCACAGTACGCCTCCACTTCTCAGCCCGCACAGCCACCCGTACCTCAGATACCCTCTTCCAAGCCGAACCTCTTGCCTCTCCTGCCTCTGGTGTGGCTGTTAAGAGAGAGGCTGACGGGGTTATGGATAGGCCCCGCTTCGATGGAGGGATGCCTAGGGATGATGCGACATGGATTGCCGTCTTTCGGGAGGCCGATGACCTGTCAGGCAGCACCTCAGGCGAATACATCAACCTTGATAGAGGGGTGGATGGGGCTACTCCGACTACGGATATAGGGAATGTGCTCTCTGGAGCAAAGGAAGTCCAGCTAGGTTCTGGTGCTGGGATAGCAGGGAGGCAGTTCCAGTTAAGAGAGAACTTTAACCGAGCAGGGACAAACACGAATACCCCTAAGGGTGGGGATGTAGAGGTTATCTATAAGAAGAGGATCAGGAAAGACACAGCAGAGACTGACGGCTCTAAGGTGTTGGATGGGTTTAGATTTACCATAGACCTCCCCCTTACAGCTAACAACAACAATAGGACAGTCGAAGCTATCATCAAGACCCTTCATACAGCAGAAGGAAACATCCCTCTCCAAGCCTTCTCCTATGGAAAGACAGGGACTCGGTATGTGACGGTTGACCTACTAGGGTGGCTAGACCATATGGGGAGACAGCTAAGCCCCTATGATGACCTCCCGTCCCATGTAGAGAGCGTAGCGGTAGAAGTAAGAGAAGTGCTCTAGTGAAGAACCCTTTTAAGACTCCTAAGAGAACCCTAGGAAATCCTATTTCCCTAGAGAAGGCAAGGACTCCTGAGGGGTGGCTAGAGTTCTTGATCGAGGTCTACTACTCTATTGGGGGGCTTAAAGCAGATGTAAACATTAACAGAGCCCTCCTCCTTATTGTCCTAGCAGGCTTAGCGGGGCTCTACTTCAGAGGTTAGGATGTGTACCCATCACTGGATGCTGGAGGCCCCAAAGAGTCCTTACACTACAGGTACTTGTAAGCTCTGTGGGGCCACGAAAGAGTTCCAACACCAATGGGAGCTACAGGACGAAAACTGGGCTCCTCACTTACACAGCAAGGACATCGACTTGACTACACGATATGCCCAAGCTCTAGAGATGATTGGCTATCGTTTCTAGTCAATCACCAGATCACCACAGCCTTCTTCTTTGGGGTAAAGTGTTTACGGACAGCCCTCTTGTTTGCCATCCTACTCCGAACCTTTACCTTAGGAGGGAGTGTCGTCCGTAGGCAGCAGACACACCTTCGACTAGCCCCGTCCACAACGTAGTTCCCTAAGCACTCCGTATGCTTCTCCCCTAGACAGTAGAAACAGATAACCTCCCTAGCTGTTAAGGGTTTGCCTTGTAATGTACTCAATATCTTAACCTCCTTCTTCTAGATTAGCTTCGAGGAATCTCCCTGATAGGCTCTCGCTTAGGCTGGTTCTTTATCTGCTGTGCCAAGTCCCATGCCATCTTGATGTCCTGCCCTATTTTCTCCCTATAGTGGTCGCTCCGTGTCCTCATCGCATAGGAGGGATGGTAGGTGGGACAGAGGATTCGCCCCTCCCAGGGTATTCGCTGTCCCTGTCTGCTTCCGACACCCCCCGTAACGCTGAAGAACTTCAACGGTATGGCCCCTAGGAGCACGATACAGGCGGGGTCAGCCTCATAGATGGCCTCTAGGACAAAAGGCCGATGAAACTCGATCTCTGCCTTCGTGGGGGGAGGGTTCCCCTTGGCGTAGCAGCGGACAACATTGAGGAGGTAGAAGTGGTCTCTCAGGTTGGGGTAGCCACTCTCAGCAATAGCCCTGTTTAACCACCCTCCAGCAGGGCCAATAAAGGGCTGGAGTCCATCCCGTTCTTCCTTCCCAGGAGCCTCACCAAGTAGCATAACGCCCCTCGTCTGGTACAGGGCTCCCTCCTCATCGGGGACAGGACAGGATAGAGATGTCTCAAACCTCTTACACTCCTCTACACAGACCCCTACATTACGGTGATGGTAGTGTGGCATAGGGCCTCCCAACAGAACTAGCTCTCCTAAGCATCATAGATCTCTCCAAAGTTAGCCCCTCGCTTTCTCTTTAAGGGGGCATCAAAGGGGGCTAGAGCCCCAGGCTCCCCTATGACCTCCCCTAAAGGCTTATCAAACCAAGTGTCATCATGGATATTGTTCGTCTGTGGGTGCTTAGCCCAAGCTACCATAGCCTTCTTCTGTATCTCAGCAGCAGACCCTTGGATAGGGTGGTTGATTGCCTCCCGTAGAGCCTTAGCAGCCTCCTTTCCCCAATCAGATTGGGCATGGGGGAAGTACCTTCTACGCCCCATAAGAGTCTCGATGTAACCCTTCCTTCTAACTCCCTCCTTCTGTTCATCTACCCATCCCCATAGCTCTCTATAGGTCATACGGTGGTCTAGGAGGAGGGCCTTCCCTTGGTCTAAGGGGATGTTATAGCGGGTATACATCGTATGCTCATCTCCCCCATAGAGGAGGGAGAAGTTTACATTCTTTGCAATCCTACGAGGGACGTTTAGCCTTAGGGCCGTATCGGTATGGATATCTCCTAAGGGGTTAGCGTAGACCTGTTGGAGCTTTGAGTCCCCCGAAGCCCAGGCTAGCACTCGGTACTCGATCTGGCTGAAGTCGGCTGAGTAGGCCTCGTTCCCAGGTGAGGCGACAAAGACAACCCTATGTGGCTCCTCTGCGTTCTGCATATTGGGCTTAGAGGAGGCTACCCTACCACTATCGGTAATCGTCTGGTGAAAATTGGCATGGATACGCCCATCTGCCTGGAGGTGCTTGTCCCTAATAGCCTCGAACCAGGAGAGGGTGTGACTACACTTCCTAGCAAAGAGGATGATGTGCGACAGAGGGTCATCCCAATGGTACATCCTAAGGGCATCATCATTTGTAACAGGGTTCCCTGTCTGGTAGTTATAGGTAAGGGTATGGCCCCGCTCTTTGAGCTTTGCAGCCACCTGCTTAGGGGAACGTGGGTTTACATCCTCTCTAGCAGCTAGAGCCCCATAGAAGGCTACTTGTGTTTCTGCCTTCTTAATCTCTAGGGCTAGCCGATCCTGGTCAACAAGGATACCCCGCTTCTCTACCTCTATAAGGATAGGGAGGACTTGTAGCTCTAACTCTAGGGCTGCTTTCGGGACGTTAGGTTTTATATGCTCCCAAACCTGGTAGGTCATCCGAGCATCCAGGCAGCACCTCTCGGCTACATCCTGTACAGGCACTTCAGCCATAGTCTTCTGGTTCTTCCCCTTGCCTATAAGGTCGGTGATAGGAGGCTTCAAGTAGCCAAAGAGGTCAAGGCAGAGGGAGGCTAAGTCAGGCCTCAAGCCGATAAGCTGGGCTGCAATAAGGGTGTCTATGACGTTGTAGGCAAAGGCAGGGGGGCCACCAATAGTGGCCTGGATGAGGGGTAAATCGAAGTGGGCATTGTGGAGGATAAGCGTATAGGGGTTTGTCAGGAAGGCATGGGCTAGGGTGGTAAACTCTGGGTCGTCCACCGTAACGTAGAAAGCCTCATCAGGAGACGTAGCTATCCCTATTCCTAGGAGTGTCCTATCCTTTAGGGAGACCGTCTCCACATCACAGGCTAGGGTGCTACAGGATGCTAGCCTCCTCCCTAAGGAGCCCGAAGTAGGGTGGGGGTCTGGCCCATCATAGTAGAGCATCTACCCCTCCCCTCTTCTCTTTATCCGTGTCATCATGGTGTTGCTCTCCCTATACTTTGTAGTATTCGATCCGCCAAGTTCTTCCCAAGGGCCTTCCGTAGGCTTGCCACATCCTCAGTAAAGGCCAGGAAAGGGGTGCTGTAGTGGCTAAGTACCTTCTTAGCCGTTACCTCCCCTATATGGGCTCCTGAGAGGCCTATAAGAGTCTCTATGTAGGGGTTCGGGGCTGACAACAGGGGCCTAGCCCCGCTGTAGGGGTTCAACGTATCCGATATTGTCTTATGGGAGTTGGTTACTATGGCCCCTATCGCCAGGGCAGAGGCTACTGGGTCTGAGGTAAACACGGTCTGTATCCCCCACCTCTTCTGGATACTCCAGAGATAGGCCATAAGAGAGATGTACTTCCTCTTAAAGCTCTTCAACCGCACATAGTAGTCCCCCCTCCTCCCCCAGAGAAGACATCCTCCATCACTAGCTGGAGAGATCAGCCCCTCACACAGCAGGGTTACCCGTACCTCAGAGATAATGTACTTCCGTAGCTGCCCATCTAGTCTGCCCCTAGGGTAGGCTTGTCCGATAAGCTCTCCCCCCTGCTTTCGCTCTATCGTCTCCCTATGGATGGCCTCCCAGTAGTAGTCAGCCAGACCTTGGGACTGGAGGGGACAGCGGGCCACATTGAGGCTCTGGCTTAGCACCGTCTCTATGCTACGGGGTTCAAAGATGTCTAGGGCTAGGCTATACACTAGAGGTTCCCTGTCCCGTTCTGGCCCCGCTTCTCATTGATACAGGTAAGGAGCCCATCCCATGAGTGGTTGTCTACCCTCTGCCCCTCAGCATCTAGGCTCCACCCACAGGTAACTATCTCCATGTAGGGGTTCTGAGTCTTCCCCTTCCCTGGGACAAACCTCTCCTCCTTGTGGGTACGGACTAGGACATCTACCAGGCCGTCTAGGTGGCTCCAGCCCTCCCAAGTCTCTCCTACCTTCACCTCTTCCTCCTGGCCCTTAATGACCTTTACCATCCTTACATCCCTCGTATGGTGGGTAAGGATAGCGGTTTTACCCGCAGCCCTGATGTTGGTAAGGTAGGCCCTTATCCGTGAGTTAGGCTCCGCATACTCCGTAGGGTGGAGAGTCTGTTTATCATGTTTAGAGAGATTGCGTAGCTCCTCTAACCTCCCCCCATGTGTTACTGTCCAAAAGAGACTCCCCGTATCCAGGGCTACTGTCCGTATCCACGAGGCGTTGTCTGTTATGAGACGTAGGGTCTGGTCTACGATCTCCCTAAGGGCAAGTAGCCCAGCTACCTTCTGCCCAGGCCACAAGAGGGGCTGTCTAATAGGGAGAGTAATGATATCGGCATCGGCTAGGTCAGCTAGGTCTGGTACTGTGTTCACGGCTAGCTTCCGTATCTTAAACTGGCTAAACCGAGACTCAGCCCTTGCAAACCCCTCATCAAAGTCGAAGTGGAAGAGGGGCTTTGGGGCTGTAAGAGCTAAGGTAGTCTTAGCAGTCTTAGCATAGCCATAGATACCTACGAGCCCTTGTTGAAAGTCAGTCATACCGCCTCCTTCTGAGTGTCTGTAATTCTAATATGTTCTTTTACTGTGTTAGGGTCTTTCAATGACGCAATGACATCGGGAGCTAGAAGAGCAGCTAGCCTCTTAGTGTTAAGCCTAGACGAGGTTGACTCTGGCATATACGTTACCTCTAGCCCATCTACCTTAGAGAGCCCATTCCTAGCCCCTTCTAGTAAGACTTGCTTAGCCTTAGCTACCTTAGCCTCCCCCTCTACTACAAGACGAGACCCCTCACGGTACTCCTTAGCTGCCTCAAGGTGAGTCCCTGCATCAGGGGCAGGGGTAGAGAGACGCTCAGGCTTAGGCTTTAGCACACAAGCATCGCAGAACTCCTGGTACTCGTGGCACTCGGCTAGCTCCCCCTTTCTCCTAGCCCTCTCTGCTACCAGGACATGGTTCCGTAGCTCCTCATACCTCATAGGTGGTACCTCTAGTACCTCTACAACCATTACCCCTGTATCCCTACACTTAACGGCATAGAGAGCAGGGAGGCCCGTGGCTACCATATAGCCAGAGATTTGGTATAGGTATTTCGGGAAGGCTTTAAGGCCCCGCCGTACATACTTAGCGTATTGGTAGCGACTCATCGTCTTGATCTCCACTACCATAGACCGCTCACCATTAGGGCCATGAACAAACCTATCTATGTGACCCGTAGAGGACGCATCCCCATAGTCTAGGTCTACATGGTAGCCACTCCGTCCTGTTGGGCAGAGGGTACAGAGTCCAGCAGGAGGCCCAACCTGATACCCCATCGAGATAAGGTCTTCGGCTATCCAGTCCTCTTGTCGAGTACCCTCCCTCGCAGCTAGACGTAGCCTCTCCTCTACCTCAGGGCTCCGAGCGGGCAGCTTCCCTAGGGCCTCAGCAGACAACGCTAGGGGGCATCCACCTACGCTGGAGAGGGCGTATACATAATTAGAGGTCATATCTACTCCTTACTTCTATCTATCCCATAGAGCACAAACACCCCACCTACTTCTTCCAAGGCATAGGAGGATGTAGTCCCATCCCTGTGGTCTACTACGATGGAGAGTTTCTTCCCCCGCTGACCAAAGGCTGTTAGAGCAGCCCGTATAGCATTCGAGTAGAAGAGGTCTTCTCCATCTATCCGTACCTCCAATACCACCCCCGACCTGATAGAGGGTATGGGGCGTTGGGCTTTACCCATTAGTTTCCTCCCCAAGAAAGAAGGCCTGTTGTAGCCGTCGTATCTCGTTAGCGATCTCTTCTGCACAGGAGTCCACCTCTCTGCAGAGGCCTTGGAGCTTATGGGTAAGCTCTAACAGACGGGGCTGTCGCTGTGGCTCAGGTGTGCCTGTAGAGGGGGTTGGACTATAGGTAATACGAGGAGGCTTTCTCTCCCCCTTCTGTAGTTGTCGGCTATTAGGTGGAGGCGTAGGCATCCCACCAGGGACGTACCGCTGTATCCAGCTAATAATGGTAGTGTAGGGGTAGCCTAGCTTCTCCCCTATAGCCCTCCACTTCCACCCTTGAGTCCTAAGCTCTGTTGCTAGTCTGCCAACAACCTCTCTAGACAAGCTAGCGGGACTACCCTGAAAGAGGGTGCTAGACGTAACAGCAGATACGGGTATCGGAGCCTGTACTACTGGAGAGGGCCTCTCATTGGTTTGGTGTACCTCTCGTATATGGTTGGCTAGGCTGGTGACGCTAGGCTGCTGCTGCCCACAGCGGTTGCAGTTGTAGGCTATGGGGCTAGACGCTACTTTTAGGGGTGCTCCTACCTCTTCCTTCGTGACCCGCTTAAATACCACACCATGATCTGGGTCTGGTTTTGAGACTAGTCGAGAATGTTTACGGCCTAGCTTGGCATAGACCCTGCCATCGGGGTAACTCCTTAGATAGACCCCATCGCTTCTAAGGCTACGGGCTACCGCATGGACACCTTGTGGGGTTCCCTTTAGTAGGTAATACATGACTCTCCCTTCGTGTTGTGTTAGCCCTGTTAATGGCTTCTGCCCCCTCTACCGAAGGCAGAAGCACATCAACGCTGTTAGCCCTTGCGTAGAGCGTATGTCCCATCATCTTGCTCTACTGCTGCCCCTGTATCTAGTAGGCCCTGGATGAAAGACCCAGAGGCAATCCCTTGGACGAGAGCGATGTCAGCCTTAATACCCTCATCGCTTAGGGCGGCGTTGAAGAAGTCTCCCCTTGTCTTACCTCCTAGGAGATAGAGGGCTCTGGCGTAGGCCTCCTCTGAGTTCGGGGCTACCGCTGTAGGGCCACTACCGCCTGAGACTACGGGGGGAACAGATGCCTTAGGCTCATACGTCTCCCCAGGCTGGACTACATGGACTAGCTCCCAGTATGGGCCTAGCATTGGCTGTCCTGTCTGACGGTTTACCCCAAAGCTATGGTTATCATGGCGTCGGAGATGGACAGTCTGGTTCGCTAGCATCGTGAGTTCTAGGTTTTCTATTGTTACCCCTAGAGCCTTGGCTGCAGAGACACCAAACAGCCCCCATGCTGAGTTTTCTGGGACGCTACCATCCTGGGTTGCAGGGTAATTGATAGCAATGGTAGTCTCTGTATCCGTGGTGTAGGTCTCTGT